GCTTGTCCCCCAAAGACATGGATTTCCTTGCCTTGTCTCAAAAGTCTGCCACTGATATTGCTTTATGTTTCGGTGTTCCTAGTCAATTAGTTGGAGTACCTGATGCACAGACATACGCTAATGTAGCTGAAGCAAGACTAGCCTTATATGAAGAAACTATTATTCCACATCTTAGAAAGATGGCATCTGACCTTAATGAGTGGTTAGTGCCTATGTTTGACGATAGATTAAGAATAGAGTTTGACATAGATAACATACCTGCTCTTGCAGAAAGAAAAAGAAAGACTTATGAGAATATAACATCAGCAGTTCGTGAAGGGATTATGACAAGAAACGAAGCTAGAAAGATCATAGGCTTAGATGAAATGAAAGGTGCAGATGATCTTTATGTATCTGCTAACTTATTTCCAATAAGTGATGAAAGCGTTGAGAAGCCTGATAATCCAATTAATGAAGAAGACTTAGAGGATTATGAAGACGAAGAAACAGATAAAGCCATAAGCGATTGGTTAGAAATGGATAAAGCCTTATCCGATATAAACACAGTTCCTACCAGTGAAATGGCAGAAGAAGCTAAGAGAGGGCTTGAACTTAGAAAAAAGTTTAATAGGGGTGGCACTCTAGTAGGTGTTGCTCGTGCAAATCAATTAGTTGCTAGAGAAAGACTATCTATATCTACAGTCAAAAGAATGTATAGCTTTTTCAAAAGGCATGAAGTAGATAAACAAGCAGAAGGTTTCAGACAAGGTGAAGAGGGATATCCAAGTGCAGGAAAGATTGCATGGTTGTTGTGGGGTTCAGATTCAGGCTTTGCATGGGCAAAAAGAAAACGCCAACAAATAATGACTGAAGAAGATAAAGAATTTGCTTTACAAGACCATATAGAATCAAAAGAAGATACAAAAGATTTATCAGGTAAAGTTAAAGAAGCCTTAAAGGGTAAAGTTGAAGACCATAATGAAAAACATGGTAACAGTAAAACAAAAAAAACTAATCTTAGAATGTTAGAAGCTGTCTTTAGAAGAGGTGTTGGAGCTTATAGAACTAACCCTTCTAGTGTAAGACCAAGCGTTAGTAGTCCTGATCAATGGGCATACGCAAGAGTAAATAGCTTTTTAAGAGCTTTATCATCAGGAAAGTTTAGAGGTGGCAGACATGACACTGATTTATTTCCAAAAGGACACCCATTATCTAGCAAAGACTAATGCAACCGCAAAGAAAGCAATTTAATCAATTTAGACAAAGAAGAGTAAGCACTAGAAATGAATCTAGAAGACAACTTGTAATTCGTAATAATTTAGAAAAAAGGTTTTATAGAACCTTAAACTCTTTGTTTAGAAAGTTCCTTAATGTCCAATTATATAGATACAGTGAATTTGGTATTTTTGAGGAAGCTATTGCAGAACAGGATTTAAATGAGGATTTTATTCCTTTGGTATTTTCTCAGTACAGAAGAATATTTAAGGTTATGTATAAAGGCAATGAAGACAAGTACATGACTGAAAGAAAAGAAGATGCTTTTGTATTTGGTAGAAATGTAGACTTTGAAGAGGTCGTAACACAATATTTCAATGGCAGACAACTAATACTAGCAGGTATAACATCTAGAATGGCTAATCGTATTAGTAAACTTATAGAGCAAGGCAGAGCCGATAACCTAACACTTCCACAAATAGCAAAACTTGTATCAGATAAGTTCCTGCCTATATCAAGAAGCAGAGCAGCTTTGATTGCAAGAACAGAAACACATAATGCAGCTTCATTTGCTAACAATTCATATCATGTAACTGTTGCAGATGATCTAGGCATATCTATGAAGAAAAAATGGGTAGCAACATCTGATAGCAGAACTAGACCTGCACATGCTGCTGCCAATGGTCAGGTTGTAGATATAAATGAAGATTTTATAGTAGGTGGTGTCAATATGGATTATGCAGGAGACCCTAAAGGTGGTTCAGCTAATGTTGTAAACTGTAGGTGTGTAATCGTATATGCAGATGAAAGAGATATGGAATAAAAAAGGCTCAGTTAAGAGCCTTTAGTGGTTTTGAGTTTATTTTAGCTACAATAGACTGGTTTATAACCAATAGGCAAATCATCTATATCTAAATAATCAGGATTGCTTTCATATTTAGCAACATAATCAACACCATAAAAATAATCTCTAGGATTTAAGCCAAGCGGTTTTAGTATCTCTTTTGTCATTTTTTTAGCGCAAGACGATCCAATCTCGTACATATACATATCGCTATCATCAAATAAAGTAAAAATCAGGTTATCTTTTTTGCTACCCATGCGACTACCACCTGTTACCATGTGAAACATTACTCTGTCATTTACAGGTCTGCCACAACAAGTACAATATCTACCAGTTTCTTGTAATTTTTTACTTCCTTTATTCCAATTATTTTGCCATTCTTCATTAGACTTAGTTGTATCAAGCACATCTATAATTGGCTCACATTTATATTTTATAAAATCAGATAAATTACCTTTAAATGTTTTTTGTTCTGCAATTAAATTATCTATGTCTTTTTGCGTATATTTAAGTTCAGTCATTTTTATCACCTTCTATTTTTTCTGTAACCATTGCTATTGAATACAGTTTTCTTTCTAAATCTAAAATATCTTTATAACTCTTAAATCCCCACGCATCACCTGCTACGCAGTATTCATCAAATTCTTCTTCGTTACAAATTGAACACTCAAGCATTGAACATAAAGCATTAAGCTCTTGTATGCTTAATGAATTTAACAAGTCCCTTTTTTTCTTTTGAAAGGTTTTTAGTTGCAAATTTGCTATAGCTTGTTCTTCAGTTTTACCTGTACCAACAAGTCTTGAATATTTGCCTGTTCTATATTTCTTTTTATACATTATTTGCACTCCTTTACGTTACAAAGAACTCTATTATGTAAACTTTGAATGTTCCATCCACCTGCCCAAACAACTTTTAATGTAATTTGAAGATTACCTACATTCATTGTAGTTTCAAAATTATTACCCCAAATGATATCAACATTAGTTAGATCAATATTTTTGATACCTTTGTCATTTAATTTTTTTGCAATTCTTTCGTTTCTAGCTTCATGTGTTGCTTTCATTTGTTCTAAAGCCTTTTGAGTTTGCACTTCTTCACCATATTTCATGTCTTCCCAAAATGCACAATTTCTCATATATGTCTTACCTTCAGCAACAGCATCTTTATAATGCTTTCTTTGAGCAGTAATTGTTGTAGGTAATTTTTCTAGTGCTATGGCATCTACATTAGCGAAGGCTTGTGCGACTTGGTTAGTAATTTGTTGTGTCATTGTATCTCCTTTTTAATTTATACAACTATTAAAAACCATAATGGAATAATATGCAAGTGTTATTTCATATACATTATATAAGTCTATATATTGTGCTAATGTAATCTATAAGATACTATATGAAGTAATTATGCCTATACCGAAACCTAACGCTGAAGAGAATAGGCAAGATTTTTTAAATAGATGTATGGGAGATGACACTATGACGAGTGAATATACCGATTCTGAGCAACGATTAGCTGTCTGTACCAATGAGTACGATTCAAAAAAAGAAGATTCTATTGACGATCAAAAAGCAGAAATAAGAAAGGATGTCTTTAACAATCCTATAGAAGCGAACGCAAGAGCAAAAGATATTGGATGTGTTGGTTCACATTCACATGATGAAGATGGTAATAAAGTTTATATGCCATGTAAGACTCACGAAGAATATACTGAACTTACTGGTAGAGAAGTCTCAGGATATGGTAAAAAACCTAAAAAAAATAACGAAGAGCAATTAGATAATTTATCTGATATGAAGTCTTTTATTGAGATTAAATCAGATATTAAAGCCTATTATGACGAAGACGAAGATAAAAACTATGGCACATTTGAAGGCTATGGCTCTGTGTTCGGAAACAAAGACTTAGGTAACGATGTCATTGAAATGGGTGCATTTACAAAATCACTTAAAAGCAGAAAACCACAAAGCGTAAAACTTTTATATCAACACAAATCAGATATGCCAATAGGTGTGTTTGATGAGATAAAAGAAGATGAACATGGTTTAAAGGTAAAGGGCAGACTAGCTCTTAAAACACAAGCAGGTGCAGAAGCCTACGAATTATTAAAAATGGGTGCTTTAGATGGTCTTTCAATAGGCTTTAAAGCAAACCCTGACAAAGTTTCTTATGATAGACGAGCCAACAAGCGAATCATCAAAGAAGTAGACTTAATGGAAGTCTCACTAGTAACCTTTCCCATGAACCCTCAGGCAACTGTTCGTTCAGTGAAAGGCGAAGAGATTTCTATAAGAGAATGGGAAAAGGGGATGCGTGATGCATTCAATCTCTCTCGTTCAGAAGCAAAGATGGCAGCAAAAGCTGTCACAGATGTATTTGTTCAACGAGAGGTTGATACGAGTGC